AAATATGAGCGTAAGCCTGAACTTATTGCTAATCGTGTTTATGCTAATCGTTTAGGTAATGGCGATGAGAAAAGTGGAGATGGCTGGAAGTATCGTGGTCGTGGACTGATTCAGATTACAGGTAAGGATAATTATGCCGCATTTAGAAAATGGTTAGGTAGAGACATTGAGCCAGAAGATGTGGCAAGCAATTTAGATTTATCTGTTAAAACTGCTATTTGGTATTGGCAATGCTGTGAATTGGCTGAACTTAATTCTGTAGAGAAAGTCACGCGAAGAATTAATGGTGGGCTAAACGGCATTGATGAGCGTTGCAAGCTCTATCGCACATTAATGGTAACTGATAATGACTAAGTACATTTACATAGCGTTAGGGACTGTTGTAGTGGTTTTGTTTGGTGTATTGCGTTACCAATCAAGTGTTATAGATGAGTTGAACATAACCACAAAGCAACAAGCTCAGACCATTCAGCAGCAATCAGAATCAATCATCCAATTAAAAGCTGATATTGCTGAGAATCAACGTATCACGTTAGAGCTTTCTAAAGCTGAAAACGCATCAAGAGAGGAACAAAATGAAGTCCTTAATTCTATCCCGAAAGCTGAAAAGCAAAGTAGTGTATTTAATACCGCTGCTCCTAACAGTCTTATTAACTTCCTGCGCAAGTAACCCGCAAGTTGTACATTGCCCTGTGTTACCCGTGGCTTATATAGCTCACTTAGACAAAACTTCTTTTAATGGTCGTACTTATGGCGATGTGACACAGTATGCGGTAATCCTAAAGCGTGAGCGTGATATGTGCCTACATCGGATTGACAAAATCCGCGAATGGCAGAAAGAAGAATTGAGCAAATAACATGTTACTACCTAAATCAAAAAAGAAATTGTTAAACGAGGGATACACTCACTACGGCAAGTTGTGGGGTATCCCTATTTATATTGGCAATATAGATAGCGAAGCGCCAATAATTCAGACTGCGAATTTTATCCCTCAGTGGGTTTTAAATATTGCTGATGAGATTTGCTTTTTTATGCTTAGTATTAAGTATAGAGATGACCCGTATTATAATCCCGCTTACCCTATATATGTGGGTAAGCCTATTACTTTAGGTGGTAAAGATGGAATTGAATAAAGGTGATGTAGTTAAGCTGCGTAATGGTCAACTATGCGATGTGGTGTATGAAACACAGTTTGGTAAGTGGTTGCTGGTTGAGCGTACGCATACGGAAGAACCACCATTCACACACTGGCATAATGCCGACGGTAGTTTTTACGCTGATGACGTTAGCTCGTTAGATGTGGTTGAAGTGGTTAATGTTAAATAATCTCATATTGAGAATATAGTTTAATAATTTATAAGGTGAGCAGTACTCACCTTATTTATTTGTAGCATATATATTACATTATTTATAGCAAAATAGAAAATAAAAGGTTTTACATGAAGCGAGACGTGAAAGGTAAAACCACGTCAAACGTCGTGGTTAAATCAAAGATGACAGATAAACAGAAACGATTTGTCGAAGAATACTTAATTGACTTAAATGCAACGCAAGCAGCAATTAGAGCTGGGTATAGTAAAGAAACTGCTCGCCAAATCGCAACTGAAAACCTTTCAAAACCTGTCATACAAGAAGCTATAGCGGAAGCCCAAAACAAGCGCACAACCCGCACACAAATCACCCAAGACGAAGTGATTCGTCGCTTAATTGAAAATGTAGATATTTCAATGGGCAAGAAAGCAACGGTTATCACCATTCCAAGCAAAAGCGAAAATGGTGAAGTGGTGGGCAATGATGTAGCACAGTTTGTGTATGAACCTTCTGCGGCAAATAAAGCGTTGGAGTTACTTGGTAAACATTTGGGTATCTTCAAAGACGGTGTCGATATTACTTCAGGAGGCAAACCATTACAGCCAACTATTATCGAACTTGTCGGGGTAAGCAGTGAGTAAAGTGCAGCTTTCTATTCCTGCCAAATTGATTGATGTATTCAAAGGTGAATGCCGTTATCGCGGTGCTTATGGTGGACGTGGCTCTGCCAAAACACGCACCTTTGCTTTAATGACGGCTGTTTGGGCGTATAAGCGAGATATGGCAGGCGATAGCGGTGTGATTTTATGCGCCCGTGAGTTTATGAACTCATTGGAGGAATCTTCACTTGAAGAGGTAAAACAGGCGATTCGCTCAACAGAATGGCTGTTGCCACATTTTATTATTGGTGAGAAATTTATTAAAACCAGAAGCGGTCGGATTTCTTACGTTTTTGCAGGATTAAGGCATAACCTTGATAGCATTAAATCCAAAGCCCGTATTTTGCTGGCGTGGGTAGAAGAAGCGGAAACCGTCAGCGAAATGGCGTGGCAGAAATTAGAGCCAACGGTGCGTGAGCATCAATCTGAAATTTGGGTAACGTGGAACCCTGAAAAACGAGGTTCGGCAACTGATGAGCGATTTCGACAGCATAAGCCTGAAAACAGTAAGATTGTGGAAATGAACTACCACGACAATCCGTGGTTTCCTGCTGAGCTTGAGCAAACACGTCTGGCGGACAAACAACGTCTCGATGATGCTACTTATCGTTGGATTTGGCAAGGTGATTATCTCGAACAATCTGAAGCACAGATATTCCGCGATAAGTTCAAAGAACTGATGTTTACACCGCAATCTGATTTCAACGGTCCGTATTACGGATTAGACTTTGGTTTTGCGAACGACCCGACTGCTGCGGTGAAATGCTGGGTGTTCAACAATGATTTATATATTGAATATGAAGCGGGCAAAGTGCGGTTAGAGTTGGACGAAACGGCAGAATTTATCACACAACGTATTCCTGAATTTGCTCAACATAAAGTGCGGGCTGATTCAGCTCGACCAGAGTCGATTAGTTACCTTAGACGACACGGTGTGCCGCAAATTGAAGGCGTGAAAAAATGGCAAGGCTCGGTTGAAGATGGTATTGAGCATATCAAGTCTTACAACAAGGTGTACATTCACCCGCGTTGCAAAGAGACGCTCAATGAATTTCGCTTATACAGCTACAAAATAGACCGTTTGTCAGGTGATGTGTTACCACAGATTATCGATGCAAATAACCATTACATTGATGCATTGCGGTATGCCTTAACGCCTTTGATTAAGAAACGAGGCGATTTTAAACAAACCAGCCTCAAACTCTATTAAGGATTCACTATGTCAGTTCATCTTCCCACCGCTGAAATGGTGGAATTAAATAAGAAATCCAAAATCATTGATGATTTACTTGGTGGCACGGCAACAATGCGAAAAGCCGCACAAACCTACCTTTTCCAAATGGAAATGGAAGAGCCCGATAGTTACCGCAAACGCCTTGAGCGTTCGACCCTTTACCCCGCCTTGTCGGAAACGCTTTCCCAAATGACAGGGCGTGTGTTCTTTAATCCCATTGATGTGGCTAATGTAACAGAAACGGTGCAAGCCCTTTTTGATGATGTGGATTTAGCAGGCAATAATTTAGATGTATTTGCCTCTCGGTGGTTTTATTCTGCATTGGCTTATGGTTGCTCGTTCGCTCTGATTGATTTTACTCGTGTTGATGCTGTAAAAAGTCGAGCAGAAGAAAAGTCATTGAATGCTCGACCTTATTGGGTACATATTAAACCGCATCAAGTACTGGGCATTAAAACCGCACGAGTAAATGGTAAACAAGCGATTACTCAATTCCGCTATGTTGTAAATGAACAGGTTGAGGATGGCGAATTTGGCGTGAAAACCGTGAAACGCGTTTATGTGTACGAAATCGGTAAAGTGCGGAAATTTAGCGAAGCGGAAGGCGAGTTTCGTCTTGAATCGGAATTGCTCCTCACTGCCCAAAATCGACCTCTTGATTTTGTGCCTGTCGTGCCATTTATCACAAAGCGTAACGAACTCACCAATGCCATTGAGCCGCCTTTAATGGAGTTGGCGTATTTGAATGTAAAACACTGGCAGTCTCAATCGGATCAGGACAATATCACTAACATTACTCGCGTACCGTTGTTAGCGATTTATTCCAATGATGAAGTGAAACAGCTTGCTATTGGTGGTAGCGCGATTCATTTACCTGTTGATAGCTCAATGCAATTTGTCGAACATTCAGGACATGCAATTGCTTCAGGTATTGAAAGCCTGAAAGATTTAGAAGAGCAAATGAAAACCGCAGGGGCGAAGTTGCTCACTAAAACCGCCTTAGCAATGACTGACAGCCAAGCCCGTGATGAAGCAGGCAAAGAAATTTCCCAGTTACGTTTACTGGCAAACCGCTTTGAAGATGCTATTGATTTAGCTTTGGAATATACAGGACATTGGCTTGGCATTGCTAAAGAGCAAGTGGGTAATGTACAGATTTCTGGCAACATTGAAAACGATCTCGACCCTTCTGCTTCAATGGCAAGTGTGATTCAGTTGCGTAATGCTGGCGTGATTTCGAATCAATCCACCTTTGACGAGGCCAAACGTCGTGGCTTATTAGCCGACGGCTTAGAATGGGGCACAGAGCAAGAACGCTTGCAATCGGAGGGAATGTATTTTGACCTCGAAGAAACATCAGAAACAAACGCTTAGACAACGCATTGCCCACGCTTTAACTGACCGCAAAATCTTGCATTTTCGCTATGATGCTCACTTGCGACAACAGGTGTACAAGCGGTTAAATGCATTGCAAAAATCGCTGATTAACCGCATCAGTGCTATCGGTGTCGAAGCCTTACCCGCTAAAAAACTAGATAAACTGCTCACCGAATTGAAATCAGAAATCGCAAAAACGTATCAAGAAACAACCGCTTACACGCAAGACGAGTTAAGCGGTTTTTTATGGCTTGAGGCAAGTAAAATTAATCAACTGTACAATGGTGAAGTCGGTTTTGATTTGTTTAATGCGGTATCGAAAGAGCGGATTAAGGCGATTAAAAATGTCGCCGTGATTGAAGGGCAACCACTTGAGGCATGGTGGAATAAGCAACGTGCGGATTTAGCCTTTAAGTTTGAAGGAATTATCCGTTCTGGTGTAGCAGAAGGAAAGCAAAACGGACAGCTGGCAACAGAAGTGCGAGAATTGATGAACATTAGCCGTCGCAATGCGGAAACATTAGTGATTACGGCGGTGGCAAAAGTGGCAGACACTGCTCACGAAGAACTTCGCGATGCAAATTTAGATATTCTCTCAGGTGAAGAGCACCTTTCTACGTTGGATATGCGGACTTCCACAGTTTGCCAAGTGCGAGATGGTAAACGATGGGATTTGGACAAAAAGCCAATCGGGCATAACATTCCCTATAAACGACCACCATTGCACCCTCGTTGTCGTAGCATTCTTCAGCTTGTCACGAAAAGCTGGGAGGAATTAGGCGTGCAAGGAATGGACGAAATGCCAACTAGCACCCGTGCTTCAATGAATGGACAGATAGATGAGCGGATTAACTATGAGAGTTGGCTCAACAATAAAACGGCTGAAGAGAAAGAGCAGGTTCTAGGCAAAGGTAAAGCGGATTTATGGGAACGTGGCGTGATTACGTTCTCGGATATGTTAGATCAGAGTGGTAGACCTCTAACGTTGCTAGATTTGCAAGACCAAGCAGAAATCCCAAAGGCAATTAGGGTGATTAGGCGCGCTCATTGGAGTGAGGAATTCAAAGCCAAAACAGAAAAAATCTACTATGATTTTGCTAACGAAGGGATTATCATTGATCATCATGGTTTAGGGCGTTTAGGAGAACGATTAGTTAAAGCAAAATTAACAGTCGTTGAAGCAATTCAAATTGTGAAAAATACACCGATTAATTACATTGATAAACGTAATGGTCGGTATGTTCGGTTTAATCAAGAAAGAAAAGTTGCTATTATTCAGTCAAATATAGATGACCAAATAATCACCTTTGAAAGAAAAACAACTCCTAATTTAGATAATTGGAAACCTTATGAATAATTTTCTTGATGTATTAAATAAATTTCTTTTAGCGAATACAGACACTGAACGTGAAGCATTGTATGTTTTGTTACCTGAAACTATCTTAGAGCATAAAAATTTCTTTTATCAAGAAATGTTTACTGATGCTTCTCAACATACGTTTTTTATCATAACTTCTTTATTTATTGATTGGATTTTTGAAATCGAAGATAAGCAAGCAGATAATCTTTCAAAGGAAGATTCCAAATTTTTAGGAAAACTTGAAGATTTATTTGAATATATAGATGATGAAATACCTCAAAACGAACAGTTGAAGATATTAAACCAAACAAAAGAAATTTTAAGTGATTATTTACTTTTAAAAAAGGTTTCTAGATAAATGTTTAAGGATATTATCCTGATGAACGAGAAGTTTTATTTAAAGATAGAACTAAGTTCTTTATAAAAGATCGCTATATGAATGGTAATGTTACCGTAATTGAAGCGAGGGAATTATAAATGTCAGTGCTTGATTTACCTTTAGAGGAGCAAAAACGGATTGCGAAAGAGGTTTTTCAAATGCCTTTTGAAGAATGGATGGAAGATATGAAAACTTCTTTGAAAGAGGCAAAAGAGTTTCAAAAGAAACTTGAAAATTACAAACCGACCGAAGAAGAAAAGGCTCGTAAAATAAAAGCACTTCGAGAAAATCCCAATGCTATTCATTTCTACCGTAGAGTAACTGATAATTACAATTTAACGGTGGAAGAAGCGATTGAAGCCATTAGACGTAGTTAATAAAACATTATATTGAACCGCTTACAGCAATGTAGGCGGTTTTTTTATATCTAAAATAAGGGAAAAATGATGAACTTACAAAAAATTGAAAACTTTAATCAATTTGTCCAAGTTAAAGGTAACAAAATTATTACTGATACATTAACCATCGCACGCGTGTTTAATAAACCGCATAAAGATGTATTGAAAGCAGTGCGTGATCTTAATGTTCCTAAGGAATTTGGTGGGCGAAATTTTTCGCTCACCTCATATAAAGATAAATGGAATCGTGAAAAACCAATGTACGAAGTCACGAAAAACGGCTTTATGTTCCTTGTCATGGGCTTTAACGGACGAAAAGCTGATGCGTTGAAAGTGGCATTTATTGAAGCCTTTGACTACCTCATTACTCAAGCCAATAAATCAAGCTATCAACTTTTGGAAGAATATCAGCGACTTTGCCTGAATAAACGAATGGAAGAAGAATTTGCAAGCTATTGCGGAAAAGGCTTAAATCGTTGGAAGGGCAAAAAGCCGAATATTAAACAGAAAATGAAATCACTTGAAGATAAAATCCAAATTAACTTGAATCTAATGATTGATGAAAATTTGTTAACGAATAAATAAACCCTGAACATTTATAGCGTTCAGGGTTTTTTATTACCCCAAATTCACCGCACTTAATGCGGTTTTTTTACGCCTTGGAAAAGGCACAACCTTAACTAACTGGAAGGAAATCCAATATGAAATTAAAACTTGATGAAAATGGGCACGTGGCTGTTGAAAACGGGATGCCTGTGTATGTTCACGAAGACGGGAAGGAAATTCCGTTTGATGCCACAAAAGCCACAGCCAAAATTGCAGAGCTTAACAGTGAGGCGAAAAAACACCGTGAAGCCAAAGAGCAGGCGGAAGCAAAACTCTCGGCATTTTCGGGGATTGACGATCCGAAAGCAGCAATCAAAGCCTTGGAAACGGTGAAAAATCTCGATGATAAGAAGTTGATTGATGCGGGCGAAGTGGAAAAGGTGAAAGCAGAAATGCGTAAAACCTTTGATGAACAACTGGCAGAATCCAAATCTCAAGCTGAAAAACTGCAATCGCAATTGCACGCAGAACTAATTGGTGGTTCGTTTGCTCGCTCTAAATATGCCGCAGAACATTTAAATTTACCTTCTGATGTGGTGCAAGCCTTCTTTGGTAAGCATTTCAGTATTTCAGATGAAGGTAAAGTGGTGGCGAAGTTCGCCGATGGCAATGAAATTTACAGCCGCTCACGCCCAGGTGAAAAAGCCGATTTTGAGGAAGCATTAGAGGCGTTAGTCGGTGCGTATCCAAATAAAGATGCGATTTTAAAACCATCAGGTACATCAGGTTCAGGTATTGGCGCGGGAACAGGCGGTAGCAATGCCCCTAAATCCTTAGCCGAATGTAAAACCGACGCAGAAAAAATTGCGTATATGCAACAACATTCATAATCGGGTGCAAGAGATTGCACCTTTTTTATTTACGGTGCAATCGCACCATAACATAGGAGCTTATTATGGCTTTTGACTTACAAGTCTTCAACAAACAAACGCATTTAGCGTTAACTGAAACCGTCGATCAGGATATTGGAAAATTCAATCAAGCTTCAGGCGGAGTGATTACATTGCAAAATGCGCCAACACAAGGTGATTTTGATATTCGTGCGAGCTTTAAAGCGATTCAAGGCTTAGTGCGTCGTCGTAATGCTTATGGCAGTGGTACAGTGCAAGCGAAACGCCTAGAGCAATTACTCAATGTAGCAGTAAAAGTGGCTGCAGGTACGCACCCGATTGAGTATGAACCGCAACAATATCGTTGGGTATTGCAAAACCCAGAATTGGCAGCCATTGAAATTGGTCAGCAATTAGCAAAAGCGCGCTTAGCGGATATGTTGAACACGGCAATTCTAGGTGCCGTTGCTGCGATTGGCGGGCAAACTACTGCAGTGTTAGACGACAAGAAAAACGCCCCGAATTTCCGCACGCTCAACAAAGCGGCAGCATTATTTGGCGACCGCTCCAGCGCATTAAAAGCGTGGATTGTTCATTCAACCACCTTACACACCTTGTACGACAATGCCTTAACTAACGCAGAACGTTTGTTTACTTACGACAACGTGAGTGTGATGCGCGATCCATTTGGTCGCTTGTTTGTGGTCACGGATAGCCCTGCGTTAGTTGATAGTACCGCTTCAGCCTATAACACTCTAGGCTTGCAAGAAGGGGCGATCGTGGTAAGCGGTAACAACGATTTCAATAGCGAAATGCAACCGAAATTAGGCGGTGAAAATATCGCAGCAGTTTATCAAGCAGAATGGACTTATAACTTAGGTATTCTCGGTTATGAATGGGATATGACTGCAGGCGGTAAATCCCCCGACGACACCAAGTTAGGGGCATCAGCCAACTGGCGTAAAACCGCAACTTCATTGAAAGACACCGCGGGCGTATTGGTTAAAACCAAGTAGCCATATCGCTAAAAAAGCACCCCCAAGTAACGAATTACTCGGGGGTTCTTATTTCCCTTGCATATTAATTGCAAAAGAAAATAACTGTGCGAAATTGTACCAAAACAAAATTGAAGATTCTTCTAAATAAGGAGAAAAAATGAGCGCTTATGTTTCTGTAGAAGAAGCTGATGCATATCATAATCTCAGAATGAGTGCAGAAATATGGGGGGCACTAAGTGCAACAGAAAAGGCTCGCCGACTAGTCAATGCATCGGATTATATTGATAGTGGCTATATCTATTTAGGAAAGCCATCTGATAAACATCAATTACGAGCCTTCCCACGTAATGGGGATACAGACGTGCCAGTAAAAGTAAAAAATGCAGTCTGCGAATTAGCTTTGGAAGAAAATTTAACTCAAAATCCAGCCGCACTTAAAAGTGCAGTGAAAGTTGGTGAACTTTCTGTAACGTATTCTTATCCTTCAGCTGCAAACGGTGTAGAGAATCAGCGATTTAGTTATGTGGCTCAGTTATTGAGAGAGTTTGTTCGAGAGAAAGGCGCTATGCGTAGAGTATTGCTTGAACGGGGGTAAGAATGGGATTTTATGATGAGTTGGCTGATACTGCAAAGACCTTGTTAACCGAATTTGGGGTGCCATGTAGTATTGAACAAAACATTACCAGTGATTACAACGTTGAAACAGGTGAGGCAACTCGACGCAAGCGTCGCTTATTGGGTGTTTGTATATTTAACCAATTGGCCTATGACTTTCCTCAATTCCAAAGTTCTGGTGTTTTAAAAGGTGAGGCAAGCTTAGTTCAACAAGGAGATGTGTCTATTACGTTAAGCCTATCATCTCCTCTTTCGAGAGAGGAGCTGCTTTTAAGTGTACTCCTTGTTAATGGAGAGCGTTGGCAAATTGTGAATTGTCAGCCATTAAAACCATCTGGTATGACGATTTATTACAAGCTTCAGGCAAGGTTAGTAAATGGGTAAATTTGTAGCTGAAATTGATGCTTTTAGAGAACGAACGATGCAACGTGCAGATATGTTGGTACGGAAAATCGCATTGGATACATTTAAAAAAGTGCAATCTAAAACGCCTGTCGATAGCGGGCAGTTACGTCGGAGTTGGACAGTCTCGGTGGGAGAAGCGCCATCTGTATTTAATGGTTCTAATGAAGTGATTAACAATGCAAAATTTGGTAATACGCTTTACATTGCGACGGATAAGCCTTATGCCTTGACACTGGAATATGGTTTATACCCTAAACCAGGAGGGCGTAAAACAAACAATGGCTTTTCGATTCAGGCTCCAAAAGGCATGGTGAGGATTACTGTGCAAGAAATGGAAGCGTTATTAAAGAAAAGTAAGTGGTGATTTTAGATGAAACAAATTATTCGGTCTGTATTACAAACACACTTAAACCAATTAGGACAATTTAATACCGCATGGGAAGGCGTTTTAAATACGCCCAAACTACCATATCAAACGCTCCACTTAACTATTTCATCTAGCGATACAGGTGCAATCTCTGATCGGCCACATGCTGAAGAATTGGGTTTTTTGCAATTAACGTTATTTTATGAGGCAGGATTAGGCACAAAAGCCATTGAGGAGCGTGCGACAGCTATTCGACGGCATTTTTACGGTCAGTCCTTTATTAAGGATAACGTTCAAATCATCATACATAAACCGCCACTTATTGGCGGTATTTTTTTAAACGATAATAAACTGGCGTTGCCAGTTACAATCAATTTTACCGCTTATGAACTCTAGGAGGTTATATGGCAAATGCACAAGGTGTAAAACGTAAGGTTACGTTTGCAAAAGAAACAACATTTGGAGTACGTGCTGCAAAAGGTATTGGTAAAGTTATGCCTCGCACAGAAAGCTCACTGAACTCAACATTTGATTCATTCTCAAGTGAGGAAATTCGAGAAAATATGCAACGCTCTCCATCCATTGTTGGATTTGAAAAAGTGGAGGGCGATTTGAAAGGTGAATTGTCTGCAGGTCAATGGTCTGATTTTTTTGCAGCCGCATTGCGAGGAACATGGACAGAAGCGAAATCGCCTGTATTAAAGAAAACTAGCACTGGGGCAGGTGAAAAACAAGGTAAATTACTCGTAATTCCTGAAACTGGCCATACAACTGATTCCTTTACGCTTGAAGACACCTTCGCAGATATTGGATTAAGTCGCATTTATACAGGTTGTCGAGTATCTAAAATTAGCCTAGATATTCAACCGAATGGGATAGCATCGATTGCGGTTACCTTTTTAGGACAAAAAGGCGAGGAGAGTCAAACCGCATATTTTACTGGTGCGCAGGAAGTGACTCAATCAGCTAAGGTTGCAGGCGTAAATGGGCAGCTGATGGTCAATAAAACCAAAGCGGCGTTGGTTACTGGTTTGAAGATGGACATCGATTTGAATGCATCTAGTGAGGCGGTACTGGGCGCGAAATACGCACCTGACGTGTTTATTGGCACAGTGGCAATTAGCGGATCGTTTACGATGTATTTCCAAGATAAAACCATGATTGACGCTGTGCGTAGCGGCGCGAATCTTTCTCTTGCTTTAAGAATGGATGCCGAATCAGTCGACAACGGAGATTATTTAACATTCATCTTACCAGGCGTGAAAGCGACTTCTATTGAAATTGATGACGGTGCGAAAAACCTTATTCAAACCCTAAACTTTGATGCTTTCCCCGCGATTTATGATGCGGAAAGTACAATTGATGATGTATTAAAGAAACCAACAACACTCATCGTTCAAGATTCATTAGCCTAAAGTGCGGTGAAATTTAGTCATACTTTATAGAAAACAAACCCCGAAAGTTCATCACTTTCGGTTTTTTTATTTCAATCCAATTCATAAGGAAAACACAATGGACTTTTCTAAATTAAATACTGTTAAAGCCTCTGAAAATACTTATCGCTTTGAAGTCACTCACCCGATTACTGGGGAAGGAACTGGAGCAATGATTGATGTTTATGCCTCGCAAAGTGATGTTGTACAGCGTTTCCAATCTAACGTCTTACGCAAATTACAAAAGCAAGAATTTGAAAACCAGCGCACCCGCAAACCACAATTTAAAGAACTCTCTGAATTGAAATCGGAAGCTCTTGAAAACGCCATTGTGCGCGTAGCTAGCTGGGAGAATTTAGAATGGGAAGGAACCACTCTTGAGTTTACCCCCGCCAATGTGAAAATGCTGCTTACCCAGTGTCCTTGGTTAGCTGAACAAATTATTGAACAGTCAGAAGACTTGGGAAATTTCTTGAAGGCCTGATCGAACATCTCTACGAGTTTGCTCAGGCAGAATTTCGTCTTGATAAACGACCAGACAATTCCAAAGCGACACAACGCGAGCATCTTCAAGTTATTGAGCAGCAATTAGGTATAACGCCCGAAGAGCTAAATAACCCTCCGCCCAATATCGCGGTGGGTTATTTGCTTGAGTATTTTTATGCCGTATCCTCCTCCCGTCAGTGCGGAATGTCCGCTAATCCTATTACTTTTAGTGAAATATTGGCATGGTCTCAATTGGCTAATACTTCATTGGCAAGATGGGAGGTTGAGGTGATTAAACGACTTGATATATTGTGGTTGAATATTCAAGCTGAATAGCTCAAGGTTAGGCTTGAATCCTTAACTAAGGAATGAATATGAAAGAATTTACTTGGCAAGCCGATTGGAATATGAAGCGGAAAAAAAAGCCGAATGTAAATACAATTCGATTTGGTGACGGTTATGAACAGCGACAATCAGATGGCATTAATAATAACCTAAGAACCTACGATGTAGTCTTTAGTGGTTCAGAAGAAAAGATCAAGGCAATAGACATGTTCCTTGATGAATGTTGTGGGGTGACAGCCTTTTCATGGCAACCTTACGGAGATAAAAAAGGATTGTTTACCTGTGGTGAATGGGATGAAACCAAAAAAACAGGATATAGCACGCTAACAGCAACCTTTAAGGAAGTTGTTGCATAGAGGTAAATTATGGCAAATTTCGCACAATTAGGCATAGAGTTACGTTCTATAGGGGTTGATAAAGTTAATCGTGATATTCGTTCGGTGACGGATAACGCAAAATCTACTGAGCGCTCAGTGCAATCTCTTTTAGGTGTAATGGGTAAATTAAAAGTCTTAATGACAGCTGGATTGGGAATTCAAGGCCTTGGGCAATTTATTCAAATGTCCGACAAAATGAAAACCCTTGCTGCCCAGGTGAAATTTGTCACGAATTCATTTGAAGAATATAAAGCTGTTCAAAGCCAGCTTTTCTCTATTTCACAACGTACTCGTGCTGATTTAGAGGCGACAACCACAATTTACGCTCGTTCTGCTCGAGCATTGAAAGATTATGGTTATAGCCAAGAGCGGATTCTAACTTTTACTGAAACGTTAAATAAAGCGATGGCAGTAGGTGGAGTGGGCGCACAAGAGCAGGCGAGTGCACTTTTCCAGCTTTCACAAGCATTAGGTTCAGGTCGGTTACAAGGTGACGAGTTCCGTACTATTGCTGAAAGCGCACCCATTATTTTAGATGTTGTTGCGCAATATATGGGGAAAACCCGTTCAGAAGTGAAACAACTTGCTTCTGAAGGTAAAATCACCTCTCAATTGTTATTTGAAGCTATTACAGGCGCAACTGAGAAAATTTCAGCAGATTTTGAAAAAATGCCTTTGACTTTTGGTCAGGCAATGACTCAATTGAAAAACCAAACACTTAAATTTGTTGATGATGTCGGTAATCGCAGTGGTATCTTTGATGGGATGGCTGCATCTGTCTCATTTTTAGCCAAAAATATTGACTATCTTTCGGTGGTGATTGGTTCGGTTCTGTTAGGACAATTAGGTAAAGCCTCTGTAGCAGGGATTAAGTCTGTATTAACTAAACGGCAAGAGGCTCTTGTGGCTTTAGAGGTTGCACAGGCTACATCTGTTCAAGCTACGGCTGAATTAAGACTAGCACAAATACAAATGCAGTCTTTACGCGCCCAATTAAGTTTAGCTCAATCAGAACAAACAAGAATGGCGCTACGTGGTCAAATGGCTGCCCAAGCCTCTCAACTTACAGTATTAATGAACGCAGAGAGAGAGGCAACAGAAAGGGCGGCGCTTGCTAAACAAAAACTATCTTTGGCTGGGCGAGCATCAAGTGGTGTTTTAAGTCTATTAGGTGGACCTATTGGACTGGTCACTACTGCGCTTACTTTGGGAGCGGGGGCATTTTATACCTGGAAACAAAATGCAGAGCAAGCCAAACAGGAAAATCTTGATTATGCGAAAAGTCTTGATGTGACAAGTGATGCATTACAAAAATTGACCGCAAATCAGCTAGAAGCAATGAGCGCAAAATTGAAGCGTTCTATGGCAGAGCAGAAGAATTACATACAGTCTTTGATTGAAGAAAAATCAAGAATGGAGCGCGCATTATCGATTCAAACTAAAAGTATGGATGAGGGGAACCTTTGGCAAAATCAATATGCACTGAAACGCTATAATCAACTTCTTGAAGATTTAAAAATCAAGAAAGGCGAAATAGATTCAGCTAATCAGCAGTTAGCGAAGTCAGAGCGAGATTTAAAATCTATTGGTGCAGAGGAGTCAGTTCAACGTTTGAAAGAGAGCGTAGAAAAGCTCTACCCTGAATTGCAATTTAATAAAGACAAATTTGTTGAGTTAAAACTTTCAACAGAAGACTTTAAAGATTTGTTACCAGACGCCAATGGTAAAATCTTAGGGATGGCTGATGCATTAGCTCAGGCGGCGCAAAAGGCAAGATTGCTACTTAGCGGTGTAATTGGCGTAAAAGAAGAAACTGCAGGTATTGGCGCAGATGCTCAAAAGGTTATTGACGATCTTCGCCTTGATCGAAAAATTGCTAATGCAAAAACGCCACAAGAAAGAGCAGCGGGAGAAACAGAAAAATATATTAAACGGCTTTCTGAGCAAGGCAAATATAGTAAGCCTGAACTTGATGCAATCGAAAAAGAATATCAAGCCAATGCGTTAGCTAGAGAGAATAGATCTAGCGGGGCAAAGGGGAGAGGGAATAAAGTTGATTATGTCAAACAGTACACTGATCAAGTGACCCAACTCCAACAACGCCTAGCGGACATAAAAGCCAATCTACAAGATGGTGGAATTAGCCAATATCAAGAGTTAAAAAAACTCACAAACGATATTGCTGCCAATGGTGAAAAATATGCGCACTTTGGTGCAGAAGGGCTTGCTAATCTAAAACGCCTTGCCAGTGAAATTGACAGTGGGCAGCAACAAGTTGCAATCCGCGATTTAGGTGACAATTACAAAGAGCAGATTGAGGCTCGACAATTTGAATTGACGCTTATTGGTCAAACAAGTGAAGCGGTAGATCAGTTACGTTTTAATCATCAACTAGAGCTTGAAACGGCAAGATTGCGCAAAGGCATGACGCAAGAAAATATTGCCTTACTTGAGCAGACAATTGATGAAATTAAACGCTTAAAAGAAGAACAAGCTAAACAAACCGCAGAACTAAAAAGCGATCCAGCGGCTGGATTTAGAGATGGTTTCCAAAAATTCCAAAACACAGCGGAAGATGTAATGGGCAACGTATCTCAAATCACGTTAAATGCGTTTAATGGAATGTCGGATGCCGTAACTGATTTCATATTAACAGGCAAAGGAAATTTCCGAGGCTTTGCGCAATCAGTGATTAAAGATATCACATCAATGATTGTAAAGATGATGATTTTTGCATCACTCAAGGCAGCATTTGGAGGAACATCTATTGGCAAATTTTTCGGGCTTGACTCAAAATATACTGGTGGACTCGTTGGATTTGATGAAGGGGGATTTACTGGCCAAGGAGGAAAATATACGCCAGCTGGTATTGTTCACAAAGGCGAATATGTCTTTACCAAAGAAGCAGTAAGCCGTTTGGGTGTGAATTACCTGGATCAGCTCAACTATCAACGCAAGGCTAAACCACAGGGCTACGCAAACGGCGGTTCAGTGGGTGGATACGCACCAAGCACACCAATGAATGCGAATAATCGGGGCGTGAAGGTAAATATCATCAACAACGGTGAGCCAACAAACGCCAATGTGGAAACCAAAGAGACCAGTGGCGGCTTAGAAATTACTGTGGAATTAGTGCAAGCCATTGCTCGAAAAGAGGCAGGAACAATAATGCAACAAAATATGCGACCAGGTGGAATGTTCGCCTAATTTTAGGCGAATTTTCCATTTTGTGATCTTGTTCAATGTTTTTTAATTTTTTCAAAATATAATATTCCCCATACCCGTTATGTGGAGAATATTAATGAAAAAATTATTATTAATTGCAGGGCTAGGCGCAATTCTTGCCGGTTGTGCTCAACTGACACAAGAACAAATTAAAAATGCTGACTACGGTCAATATCCGACCAATTATGAACGCATAGTAAAAGAGTATTATGAAACAGTTGCAAAAGATCCAGACAGCCTGAAATATAAAGAAATCAGTACGCCAGAAAAGTCATGGGTAAATGATTTTGGCGATCATAAATTTGGTTATATGTCATGTGTTACTGTAAATGGTAAAAATTCATATGGCGCATATGTTGGGTATGAAACTGACGGCATTTTGATTAAAAACGGAAAAGTAATTCACATTATTAATAATATAGATCAGTACAATAGGGATTTTTGTAAAAAATAATAGCAAAATTTATTTCTCTTTAACTATAAAGCCCCTTGACTACAAAGGGGCTTTTTTATTAGTATGTTTTTCAAGGCTCGTAACCTTTACCAAAAGCGGAAGTCCGCACCCGACAGCATAGCGGTTTTTTTTATGCGTGAAATTTATCAACCTTGTTTGTTTATTGCCATTAAACATTCATTGCGCATAACCACATCTTATCTATGCCGAGTGGGCGGAGAATACAACACCCGAAAGGGGAATAATCCCGGTCGACTTTTGGCGGTTTACGAACCACTCGGCGCCCTATTATGGGTAAACATCGTAAATATCCAAAAGGAGTCAGAAATGGCTAATCAAATCTCAACCCAAACAATTTCATTCAACAATCAATCATTAATTACAGTTGAACAAAATGGCAATCACTATGTTGCTATGAAGCCAATTTGTGAAAATATCGGCATTCAATGGGAATCGCAATACAATCGAATTAGACGTGACGATGTGCTAAATTCAGTTATATTCATCATGAATATGACTGGAAGCGATAGTAAGAATTATCAAATGATCTGCTTACCAATCGAATATTTAAACGGTTGGTTATTTGGTATTGATATTAATCGTTGTAAACCAGAAATCCGTGACACATTAATCAAATACAAAAAAGAGTGTTATCAAGCGTTACATGATTATTGGTTTAATGGTAAAGCAGAGCGTAAAACCACGGTAGATGATCGCACAGGCTTACGCAATGCTGTGAATATGCTCGTGAGCAAAAAGGGATTAATTTATTCTGACGCTTACCATTTAATCCACCAACGCTTTAATGTGGAATCAATCGAAGATTTAACATTAGAGCAGTTACCGCAAGCGGTGGAATATGTGCATAGAATTGTGCTTGAGGGTGAGCTTATCACTGAACAGAAAAAAGATGAGCTATTCATCCGTGAATTTACAGAGCATGACCTACAACAGCTTGTGTGGGCGTGGTTCGCTTTATTGCGTGGCATGGAACTTTGCCAAGTGCTTCACCCAGCATTAAAACAAATTGGCTCGCACTATGCCGCACCAGTTCATGACATTGCTTACGAATATCGCAGCACTCTCCGTCAGGTCCATAACGTATTGACACGCATTACAGAGCAATTTGAGTACGAGAAAGGCAATAACTGGCGTGTCTTAAAATATCTTCGAGCCTATAACCCTAAAGCAACAGGATTTCAGCTAGACATCCTATAAAACAACGAAAAATCCGACCGCACTTTTCCAAAAGAAATCCGTGCGGCGGATTGCTACACCCAAAATTTACAAAAAAGGACAAACTATGTTCAGAATTTTACTTGTGGTGGCGTTGTTATGGGCCACCTATCATTTAGACTTAAATCAAGATTGCGATGGGTATATTTGCCAAGTTGAACAGTCTTATCAAAAGTGATTATAAATTGACTTAACCCTAAATTTGCATTACTATTTCTAACAATAGCTGGATTGTAGCAATGCAGTTCGGCTTTTTTATTGAAATTTTACAACCCGCTTGAATTGGCGGGTTTTTTATTGCCTGTAAGATAGCGATGTACACGTGACAAGCGGTGCTTCCTTTCTCCACTCACTGCTTCTTACAGGCTGTAACCAACCACTTAAAATGAGAAACAAAGAAACAAATAGGGATTGGGCGGAAATTTTCGGGAATAAGTGGGATGGATATAGATAAAACGGGGCTTGGCGGTGTGCCAGCCCCTTTTTTATTAGAAGAAAAACAGAAATAATGAAATGGGAAAAAATTTCCAAAACTCACCGCTTTAACCGCTAAATTTGGGAAACGTTAAAGCGGGTTTAAATGGTGTTTAAATCATATTTTTGCCGAGGTGGACGAGTTGTCCTATAACTTGAAGATTTTCGGCTTCATCCTTTGAAAGTATGATTGGGGGATATTCTTCTCTATTGTCTGAAATCAGCTCCACTCCGTCCCAGCGAATTTTTACGCGTTTCACCCACACGCTTGAACCGTTTTGCACTAAATAGATTTTATCGCCTTTGATTTCCTTTCTTTTTAAATCCACCAACATCTGATCGCCGTCATCAATGGTTGGGCGCATTGAAATGCCGTCTGCCCAAAACACGGCCGCGTATTTCGGATTTACGCCCAGTTTTCGCAGTAATGCCGCAGAATAAGGCGTTTGCTCGTCTGGCTTGGTTACGCCCTCATTAAAGCTGCCGAAGCCTGCTGAAACGTTGATAGAAGAATAGCTATCAATCATGATCACGTTTTCATTAGATATATCTACCTTAGTTTCATTGCTAGAGCCACTACCAGTAATGCTACCAATTATCCCACCAATAACAGTACCTGGCACTCCCGCAAACTTAGCCCCTACTGCGGCTCCAATTGATGAAGCAACGGAAGGTATAAAACCTAGTGATTTTTGAACTTCCTTGGGTAACGATGAATAGTGATATTCAACCGCGCCACCTTGTACGCCGTCCTTTTCTCTTTTTATCCAGTTTTGTGTTCTAGCCCTCTTGTTTATTCCCTGAGGCGAATTTGGTAGTCCTTCCAAGTCTTTTAGTTCATTTGCTGAAAACCACTCTTTGGAGTTTCTCATAAATCTACCTTTCAGAAACTTTAGTTTCTGCCTAGTTTCTAAAGTATAACCCATTGATTATTAAAGCACTTTAAAAGCGACTCTAAAAAATATCAATTATTTTTCAGAAACCGCTTGAATTTCTGAAAACTTAGATGTATAGTTTCCATAGTTTCTAAAGAGTAACACCTAAGATTTAATCTAAAGAGTAAGGATAGCACATTATGAAAAAGAGTAAAAAAATTATGCACCGCGCATACATCATCGCAATGATACAAGAGAAAGGGAAAACCTTGTCTCAACTATCCATTGAAGCTGGCTTACACCCTAGAACTTTAGGCAATGCGCTTGATCGCAAATATCCAAAAGGTGAACGAATTATTGCAGATTTTATCGGTATGAAACCAGAGGAAATATGGCCCGCTCGTTACGAGTAGGAGGATATATGGAAATGTGGATTTCAGCTCAACAGCTCGCAGTTTTAGAAACTATGCCTAGTTCCCCACAAGGGGTAAACAAGAAAGCAAGAGCAGGAAACTGGGAAAAAAGACAGGTTCAAGGCATTCGCGGTGTCGGTTACGAATACGCCTTCTCCTCTCTCCCACAAGCAACCCAAGCAGAGCTTTTATTAAAACAAAGTGCGGTGGAAATCGACAACGTTTCAGAAACACCCCGCGCGAGAAAAGAACTCAACTATTTGCCCGAAGTGATTTGGAAACCTTATGAAAAGGCGACTGATAAACAAAAGGAACACGCCAAAGCGAAACTCGTGCCACTACATAAATTAGACGATTTAGTGAGAAACGGCTTGGAATTGATGACTGCTTTGGATGCTGTCGCGGAAGAATGCGACATTGCGAAAGGATCGCTCAAACGTTGGTATTACCAAGTGCGGTCGTTTGAACGACCAGATTGGTTACCGTTATTGATTGCTAAACACAATAACAAGAAATCTGGTAAGGAAGCGGCATTTACGGAAGAAGCCTGGGAAGCCTTTAAAGCAGATTATTTCCGTAACGAACAACCGCAATTCGGCAGTTGCTACGAGCGTTTAAAACGTGCTGCAAGAGAAAACGGCTGGAACATCCCATCGGCAAGTAGCATAAAACGCAAAATTGAGCGAGAAGTGCCGAAATTGGTGCAAGTGCAATTACGCGAAGGTGATTATGCTGTGATGCAGTATTACCCATCCATGCGCCGCACCGTGGCGGAAATTGAAGCTCTTGAATGGATCAACGGCGATGGCTACCAACACAACGTGTTCGTCCGCTGGCATAACGGTGAGATTGTCCGACCTAAAACCTGGATTTGGCAAGACATTCGCACTCGTAAAATCTTGGCTTACCGTGTGGATTTGAGCGAAAACAGCGACACCATTCGCTTGAGCTTAATGGATTTGATTTGGAAATACGGTATTCCGAAAAAATGCACCATTGATAACACCCGCGCGGCGGCAAATAAATGGATGACTGGGGGCGTGAAGAACCGCTATCGCTTTAAAGTGAAAGAAGATGATGTGACAGGGATTATCCCGATGCTTGGCATCGAATTGTTGTGGACATCGGTGCAATTTGGCAAAGGTCACGGGCAAGCAAAACCAATCGAACGTGCTTTTTCACACGGTGGTTTAGGCGAATTAGTCGATAAACACCCAAGCCTTGCAGGCTTTTACGCAGGCGAGAACGTTTATAACAAGCCCGATAACTACAACGGCGGGAAAGACGGCGTAGATTACGACACATTTATTTTAGCCATAGAAGATGGCATCCGCACTTTCAATGAACGCGAAGGCAGACAAACCGAAATTTGCCAAGGCATTTACAGCTTCAGCCAAGTGTTTGAGCGTGATTACAAGCAAGCCCACATTCGCAAAGCAAGCGCAGAACAAATGCGGTTTTTAATGTTGATGAGCGAAGCCGTTACATTGAGAAAAGACGGCACATTTGAGTTAGAAGCTGGTGGCAAGGTCAATAATCGCAAAAACCGCTATTTAGCGAGCGAGCTGATTGCCACAGCGCACCGCAAGGTGGTGGTGAAATTCGACCCGCAAGACTTGCACAACAAAGTGTGGGTTTACGGTTTGGATGGCGTGTTCTTAGCCGAAGCGAAATGTACTGAAGCGGTGGCATTTGGTGATAAAGCGAAAGGTCGTGAGCATGATAAAGCACGCAAACAAATGGTGAAAGCGGTGAAAGCTCAAGCGAAAGCCACACTCACGATGAATGCACAAGAAGCAGCGCGCTTGCAACCTCAATTCGAGGAAGAAGTACCGCTAGAACCGAAAATCATCGAGCTATTCCGACAAGAAGGTAACGCAGTGCGCAAACACGAAGCGGTATTAGATGACGATGAAGATACCAACGATTTTGAACAAGGCTGGCAAAAATGCCTTGAAATGATGAAAAAGGAAAAAGGGCTTTAAGCCGTATTTAAGGAGCGTTAAACATGACTTTAATTGAACAAATCAAGCAACTTTTAGACAACCAAACCTACACCCAGCGCGAGATTGCTGCACAATCAGGCGTGAATCCTGGGGCATTAAGTGCGTATTTAAAAGGCACTTATGCTGGCAATGTAGAAAAGGTTGAATACGCATTAAACAACTGGCTTGACACGCGTGAGAAGAAAGAAAAAGTGTTTGTGGAAGCACCGCACTTTATTGAAATTCCGACAGCGAAGAAAGTGTTTTCTGCATTGGATATGGCAAAAATTTTACCAACTATGGTGACCGTTTACGGCGCAAGCGGTGTGGGCAAAACCAAAGCATGCCAAGAATACAAAAAAGTGAACCAAAACGTGTGGATGATAACCGCAAGTCCAGCGCGCGCCACATTAAGCAGTATTTTGTATGAGCTGGCTCTTGAGCTAGGCATCAACGATGCGCCACGCCGTAAAGACCGCTTATCACGCCTAATTACTAAAAAGCTCAAAGGCACACAAGGCTTAGTGATTATCGACGAAAGCGACCACCTGCCTTATGACGCACTCGAAGAAATCCGCATTATTCAAGAAGAAGCAGAAGTGGGCTTTGCGCTCATTGGTAACGACAAAGTGTACACGAGAATCCAAGGCGGTGTGAATCAGGCGCATGAGTATGCCCGTTTATGGTCACGCATTGGTAACAACTGTGGCTTAAAAGCCAGTACAAAAGGCGACATTAAAGCGATTGCACAAGCATGGGGCTTGGATATTGCCGACAAAGATTTAATGACTGTCCTTTATGACATCGGCGGCAAAGCAGGTGGCTTACGTGCTTTAACCCAATATTTACGCCTTGCAGGCATGACCGCCAAAGGACAAGGCACTGTCATCACACTCGATCTCATTTTAACCGCCCAAGCACAAATGAAAGGAGCGAACTAATGGAAAACTCAGCAAAAATTAACCGCACTTTACGCGAACAAGCCAAACCGCACCCCGTGTTTGGCGGATGCAACAAAATCGCACTGGGGTATTTATCACAAGCGCAGAAATGCATAAACGAACTTAACAAAATGGGTTTGCATGTGGTGAATATTGAGTTCGACAAAATTAAACCGCGCGTTCGCATTGAGCAAAATGCTATCACGAAGAAATTTGAGAAAACTGGTCAAGCCTTTGCCTACATTCAAGGCAACGACGGCGCACATTGGGCGGAATATCAAATGATGGTGGAAGGCATCAAAGTGATTTGGCGTTCCTATTTACATTAACCAACAGGAGAAAAGAAATGGCTAAAAAAGCAACCCGCATTAAAACCGACACCTTTGCAGTGCGTTATCAAACCCGCGACGAAGTGGAAACGGCAATTAAAGAGATCGGCGATTTAAACCGCGAATTAGAACGCCTAGCGATTGAACAAAACGACAAGCTAGCTGCAATCACCGAAGAATACGCGCCTTTGATGAACGCAGTGAAAGAAAAACTCTCCCCAAAACAAGACGCGGTGCAAGCGTGGTGTGAAAGCCGACGTGATGAACTCACGCAAAACGGCAAAACTAAAACAGGTTCATTTAATACAGGCGAAGTGCAATGGCGCCAACGTCCGCCAAGTGTGGGGATTCGCGGAGCAGAATCAGTGCTTGAAAGTTTACGCACCCTAGGGCTTGTTCGATTCATTCGCACGAAAGAAGAAGTAAACAAAGAAGCCATGTTAAACGAGCCAGAATTAGCGGCTACGGTGGCTGGTGTGACGATTAAAACAGGCGTGGAAGATTTTGTGATTACGCCGTTTGAGCAAGAGGTGGCGTGATGAAAGATACAACAGAGCTTGAACGGGCTTATCGCTTCTATCAACAAGCCAAACAAGATAAAGATGCGATTGCGTGCGGTTGTTTGAATGATGCTTATGAATGGATTTTTAACGAATTGAAAAAGCTGTTTGATACGCAGAATTAAAACCTATTTAAACGCTCTTTAAATCTCCCCTAACCCCTCTTTACAAAAGAGGGGGATGGAATGAAGGGCGTTCATAATAGGCTTTAAACCAACAGGAGAACCTTATGAACAAAAACATCAACAAGTTTGATCGCTTTAAATATTACAGTGAACAAGCGGCAAACAGTGAACGCAGAGGCGAACTGCAAGACGCCAAAGAGCAATGGGCGATTGCGGAACTTAACGCACCTGACGCTCGTAACCGAGAATGGTGCAAACACCGCGCCGCGTTTTGTGAACGAGTATTAAGAAAACCGTTTTAAGGGGGAGATTATGGCTGATTATATCGTGCGCTTATATGGCGTGATTGAAGTGAAAATGACAGCAGAAACACTAGAACAAGCCATTGAGTTGTGTGATTTGAACACTGCTCCTCCCTTAACTGGAATGGTGGTGGAAATTGATTCAGTTATTGAAGGGGAAGAAGTATGACAGCACCAACATTAAATTTAGATGATATTACACGTGAAGTAGCCGATGTGATCGGTAATCTTGAGCTAGTGCAATCTTGCGTATTAGACGGTGATATTGATACCGCCAAAACCATGTATGCAAGAACCTTGGAGATGGCAAAAAAATTCGGTCATCGCTTTGCTTGCAGTGAAGTGAAATTGGAATTTGGCGCGGTGTTTGATCCGAATTGCTAGAGCATATTTACAGCCCATTCTGACCGCACTTAGTGGGCTGAATAATGTGTTTTCAATTAATAAGGAGGAAAAATGCAGACAAAAATCATTCAATGGCTGGCAGATGATGAAGATGTCGGATTAAGCAGTAAATGTATGGCATTTGTGATTGGTTTTGATGTGGTGCCAAGACGTAAGAACTATCCACTTGATCTGAGCGATTTATCTCGTTGCATAAAGTTATTAGAACGTGCGCCAGAAATGCGAAATTATCTTCACAAAATGAAAGCAATTTCTCCCATTTGGGCAAAATTAGTGGAACATTGGGACGAGTTAGAACGTTTATTTAACGAAGAAAAAGGCTCTGGCAGATGCCCTAAAACATACCAATTAATGAAAAAACTTACTGAAGACGATCAAAATGTTGTATTTCGCCACGGTGGGTTTTCAATTCGAATGGGGGAATAAATTATGGATATCGAATACGAATGGTTACTTATTGATGATCTAGATGACGAAGATCAAGAAAAAGAAGAAGTAGAGAAAATCATTAAAGATAGCGAGTGGTTGGAATTTGACCGAAAAAAACGACCATTTTATTTAGCATCAAGTGTCGCCAAAGAATTATTTATGCGTAATTATAGCAAATGGGAGTGTTATGAAGAGGATGAATATGTTTTTCTCACCATCAGAGAACAAGGGAGTAAACGGTACTCAATTTTCCGTGTGAGCCCATGGTATTGGTTAGCGCCGAACATTGATGAAATTTATTTTGAGGACTAAAACCCATTTACAGCCCATTAAATCTCCCCTAGCCCCTCTTTACAAAAGAGGGGGATAAGTTAGATGAAGTGGGCTGAATAATGTGTTTTAAAAAGGAATAAACAATGCATAAAACTAAACCAAAGCTGATCCAGCTAATTCATATTGCCAAGCAAAAACTGGCAATGGATGAATTTAGCTATCGCGCTATGCTAGAGCGCGTGACAGGGAAAACATCATGCAAAGAAATGAGTGTGGCGGAGTTAATGAAAGTGGAAGCGGAGATGGAAGCCAAAGGATTTAAGAAAACCAGCCGCCGAAATCATTCGCCAAGCAGAAAAAGTGCGTTTGTAAAAAGTAACATTGCCCACAAAATCCGCGCCATTTGGATTGAAATGAGCAAGAAAGGATTGGTGCGCGATGGGTCGGAAACCGCATTAAACAAATGGGTGCGCGGTGTGGTGAACCCGATATTAACGGCTCAAAACAAACCGCTTGCGCTGAATGTGGGCGCATTAAACGACCAAATGGCTGGTTTAGTGCTTGAACGCCTGAAAAAATGGCAAGCAAGGGGAAATGTATGAAATTATGCCGTTGCCCAGTGTGCCATTCTGATATTCACCTCGACCAACTGTTGGAAGATGATGCAGGACGTGAATTATTAGGGCTGATTACCGAGTTAAAATATGGTGTGGCGCGTCCTTTGGTCAGCTATATTGCATTGTTCCGCCCTGATAAATCAGCCTTGAGTAACTTAAGAGCGGTTAAATTAATGCGTGAAGTGCTAGATTTATTCCCGCCTTCTCAATTATTAGCCCACTGTTTGAGTGAGACGGTCAATTCAGTGCAGAAAAAACGCCGAGAAAGCCGAAATCTCGCCCCGCTTAACAATCACCGTTACTTAATGCAAGTGATGGAAACCAACAAACCACTATTTTCAGGCGTAGGGTCTGCTGCAATCAACAACGAAGAACGCAAACAAGCCCAACGTGTGGCGGAAAATAATGAAATGGAAAACACCATTCTTTATATCGAACGCTTTTACCAACTGGGGCAACCAGTGGAACATTTACCAGGCTATGAAATTTGGAAAAAATGGAAAAGCCAACAAGCTAAATAAACTTTTTTAACCGCCCGAAAGGGCGGTTTTTCTTTTATAAATCAATTAATTATTCCCTTTCTTTATTTTCCATCTTAAAAATATTTTCCCCTGAGAGATCGCAATTTTATATAATTCTGCCATTTATATTTCTGCCACAAGGATTACCGATGAGCGCACAATTAAATACTCAAGAAGATTTATTTGCCGACGATCACGTGATGGTCGGTGCGTTGTTCGACCATTTAGACCACGTACCTGCAAATGAGATTATGCATAAGTGGCCGAGCACGTTGGCGGAAATTATTGATATTTTAACCTGTGAGCTTGTGCGCCAAGGGGAAAATGCGGATAATGCAAAAAGCAAAGCCGCAAAATTAACTGGCGTGATGGCGCATTATTTTGGCGGTAAATCCGTGTATTTACCTACTGGCGATGTGTTGAAAGATGCGTTACGTAATGTGCAAATTTATCACGAGTTTGACGGCAGAAATGTGTCAGACTTGGTGAGCAAATACCGTTTAAGCGAGTCGCATATTTATGCGATTTTGCGTGAACAGCGGGCGTTGTTGCGTAAACGTTATCAGCGTGATTTGTTTGAATAACTAAGGAATTGATATGAAACTATTATTAAAAACTGCTTTTTTAGTTAGTGCCGCTATCTTTTCATTTAGTGTTAATGCAGTTGATGGCTTTCAAAATTTAAAGTTTGGAATGACATTAGATGAGGTAAAAGCAGCTAAAAAATGTGATTGGATAAAACATAAAAAATTCCATCTAGCTATGAGTGTAAAAATTATTCATTCTTAGACACAAAAACCCGTGTATTGACGAGCTATTCAAAAGGCAAGTTAGCTCAAGTACAAGTTATGATTCCAGAGGAAAGGTTAAAAAGGTAATAGATGGACTGCCTAAAAAATATGAAGTTTCTACACCATATAAAGAAGAAAAAGTAAATGGTGATAGACAAATGACTGTAAAATTTGATGATGATACTTTGGAGCTTAAAGTAACGTATAAAGGTAATGATGACTACAACTACACGGCATTACTTATTTATTCAGATAAGGTCTATTTGAATAATCTAAAAAAAGAACAAGATCAACAAATTAAAGATGAGCTTTAGTGGGTGAAACTCCACAAATCCAACCATTCCCCCTAATTCTTTAAACTTCCTTTAAACACGTTTTAAAGGAAGTTTTTTTATGTCTCTAACCTTTACACAAATCTTTAACCGCTTAATCGGACATGAAGGCGGTTATGTCAATGATCCTCGCGACCTCGGTGGGGAAACCAATTGGGGAATTACTAAACGTACAGCTTTGGCAAATGGTTATCAGGGCAATATGCGTGTGATGACTCGTGAGCAGGCTTTTAAAATCTACTACTCCGCCTTTTGGTTGCGTTATCAATGCGACAAGATGCCTGAAGCGGTGGCTTTCCAGTTTTTTGATGCAGCGGTAAACCATGGATTAGGCAATGCAAGCCGTATGTTGCAACGTGCGGTGGATGTGGCGGATGACGGCATTATTGGCAATATGACCATTGCAGCGATTAAGAAGATGGCGATATCTGATGTGATTATGCGTTTGAATGCAGAACGCCTGGAGTTTTATTGCAAACTTGGCACTTTTGCAACCTTTGGTAAAGGTTGGGTGCGTCGTGTGGCGGGCAATCTTAAATATGGGGCAATCGACAATGAAGTTTAAGTTTTTAGGCGTGTTTAAACGTGTTTTAAATTGGTTTCAAAAGCCTCAAAAAGTCACGCAATATCGACCGCACTTTTAC